GATGATGAGCGTGCTGCTTCTGGTTTGTCGGATTTGGAGCTGGCTGACGAGCTGGAGGCTTTGGTCGCCGAGTTTCGTGATGTGGAGGTTGGCGATGAGGGCTGATCGGGCGGAGCAGATGGGGTTGTTGCGGGCTGCTCGTTCTGAGGAGCGCGCTAAGTTGCGTCGTGAGGTGTTCGCGATGCATGCCAGGGGGGTTCCTTGTCATGTCGGGTCTTGTTGTGCGTTGGAGCGTGAGGAGCGTGATGGCCGGTCCGAGGTTTGATGAGGATTTGGGGTGGCGTGAGGAGGCTTTTGGTGAGCATCCTGTGTTGGGTCCGTGGGGGGATCCGTTTTATGGCCCTGGTGCCGATGAGGTGTTGGAGTGCGGCATTGAGGATCCTGAGGTGTGTGAGTCGTGTCAGTGAGGGAGTGGGTGTTGTGCGGCGTGGTGACGGCCATGTTCGTGTTTGTTGCGTTCACGGTTTGGGGTTTGGGGCGGACGTTACAGTCGTTGTTCGATTAGGTGAAAGTTTGGATTGATCAGGATCTTTGCACGGGTGATGGGATCTGTGCGGAGATTTGTCCGCCGATTTTCGAGATGGCTGACGACGGGTTGGCTTACGTCAAGGAGGAGCATTGGAAGTCGCTTGCTGGTCCCGAGGGCGGCAAGGGTGATCCTGTGTTGAAGATGGCTGAGGGGACGGCGTCGGTGTCTGAGGAACTCCTCGAGGCTGTTGTAGAGTCTGCTGAGGAGTGTCCTGGTGAGTGCATTTTTATCGAGGTGGGTTGATGCCTGACGTTTGTTGGCAGTACAGGAAGGGGGCCCCACAGCGCGGTGAGCACGAGTGGCAGTCTTATGCGACTGCCACGAAGTGGGATTGGGAAGAGTGCCGGCATTGCGGCCAGATGCGTAATGTCACGCCTCGGTGAGCTCCGCCAGGAGGCGGAGTGGCGGAAGTGTGTTCGTAGCGAAAAGTATTTCCTGGAGCATTACTGGTATATAGCTCATCCTGCTGAGGGGCGCATTCTGTTCAAGTTGCGGAAAGCCCAGGCGGAGGCTTTGGAGCATTGGGGCGAGTACCGGTATTCGTTGTCGTTGAAGGCCCGCCAGATCGGGTGGACGACTTTGGTGGCCGCCCACCAGTTCTGGTTGGCGTTCTTCCACCCTGATCAGAACATCATCGATCTGTCTCGCACGGAGCGCGAGTCGGTGTTGTTGTTGCGTAAGTCGAAGTACGGGTTTTCCCACATGCCGAAATGGATGGTGGATCGGGGCCCGAAGTCGCTGATTGAGCATCAGCAGAAGATGGGGTTTGCGAATGGTAGCCAGATTACTTCGATGCCTTCGGCATCCGATCCTGCTCGAGGCGAGTCAGCGACGCTGGTTGTGGTTGACGAATGGGCGTTCCTCCCTAACGCTGAAGAGGCGTGGGCTTCTATAGAGCCGGTTGCCGACGTTGGCGGTCGCATCATCGGCCTGTCGACCGCTAACGGGTCGGGAAACTTCTTCCACGGACTGTGGGTAGGTTCGACGACTGGTGCGAACAAGTTTGAACCAATGTTTTTTCCGTGGTCTGCGACCGAGGACCGCGGGCCGGCATGGTACGAAGAGAAGAAACAATCGATGCTGCCGTGGCAGCTCGCTCAGGAATATCCGACGACACCCGAGGAGGCGTTCGTCAAGTCAGGCAACCCTGTGTTCGACCTGGACTTGTTGGAGGAGATGCAACGTCAGGTCCGGTTTGGGGAGTCGGGGTATTTGCACAGGGTGTCGGCTAGGGCTGTGGAGTTTCGCCGATGAGTTTGGAGGTGTGGGTTCATCCGAATCCGCAGCATGGCTATGTGATGGGGGTGGACACCGCTGAGGGTTTGGGGCATGGCGATTATTCGTGTGTCCACGTTTTGGATTTGAACACGGGGGAGCTGGTCGCTGCGTGGCATGGGCACATTCCGCCTGATGCTTTGGCTGACGAGGTTTTGTCGTTGGGGCTCTGGTATCGGGACGCCTTGTGTTGTGTCGAGTCGAACAATCATGGTTTGACGACGATCACGATGTTGCGCCAGTTGGGGTATCCGAATCTGTTTCGGCGCCGTTCGTTGAATCAGGCGACTTCTAAGGTGTCCCAGGAGTTTGGGTGGAAGACGACTCGGACGACGAAGCCGTTGATGATTGACGATTTGTCGATGGCGTTGCGGAACAACGAGTTGACGATCTATGACCGTCACACGATTGCCGAGTTGCGGACGTTTGTCCGCAATGATCGGGGGTCGATGTCGGGGTCTCCTTACGATGATCGTGTGATTGCTTTGTCTTTGGCGAATCAGATGCGGAAGTACGCGTATGCGCCTGAGTTTGTGCAGAAGGTCGACGATTACTGGACTGTGGACTGGTTTGCCCGTTTGGGGGACCGTTCTGGTGCTGTGGGTGACGATTTGCGGATCGGTGGCACGACGGTGCGTGGGACACCGTATTTGTCTAAGTAGGGATCCCTACAATCCGAGAGGTGCCTTTATGGCAGTGAAGAACTTCGTGGCGTTTACGAACGGTACGGAAACCATCGATGGCCCGAAGGGGCAGAACAACAGGATGGAGCGCGGCGGTTCTGTCGTGTCGAATCCGATTTGGGAGCCGGCGGCACCGCAGTCTCCGAAGCAGCGGTTCGGCGACCCGAAGTACGCCAATCAGACTGGCGACTACGGGGAGATCAGCGTGCGTGAAACGCCGGTCAACCAGCATGGCATCGTCGGCAAGGTTGAGCCTGCGAAGCCGCAGCCTGACCTGAAGGGCCACAACGCCGCCCCACATACCAAGCGTCCGTAACTGTGGCGGTTCTGCCACCTGATGCGACGTTCGACGATTTCGTTTCATATACGGAATCTGTTCGGGGGCCTGTGGGTTCGGATGAACTCAGAGACCTCTGGGAGTGGCGTCAGAAGCTCCTGACGTTGCGCGTCGACACGAGGGTGGGTTACCGCTCCCAGTTGCCTGCCGATGAGCAGCATCTGTCTCGCCGCGAGTTGGGAGACAAGCGGTACCAGGAGGCGAAGTCTCAGGGTCGCAATATCGAAAGGTTGCCTGACAAGGCGTATTTCTGATGCCTCGCAAGACTCGCGGTGAGACCCTGGATCAGTACCGGCAGCGCATTGATCGTGCGCGTCGTTGGCGCGACCAGGAGGGTCTCGATGAGACTTGGTGGCGGCTGAACGACTTGTACCGTGGCCGGCACTGGCCTCGGTCGACGACGGCGCAACGCGATTTGATCGCTGTGAATCTGTCGTTTTCGACGGTGAACGTGATCGCCCCGTCGGTGTCGGTAAACCATCCGAAGATTGTCGTTTCCGCCAATGAGCCTCAGAACAGCGACAGGGCCGCCTTTGTGGAGGCGGTCGTGAACCATATGTGGCGGCATCACGATTTCCGCACTCCGTTCCGCCGTGCCGTGAAGGACTTTTTGATCTTCGGCCACGGCTGGGTGAAGGTGGGTTGGAAGTTCGTCGAGCAGGAGATGTCGCTGTCGGATGCCGAGCAGCAGGACATGCTCGATCAGGCCATTTCGGAGGTAGACGCGTTTGCTGCGGAGGCGCCGGCTTTGGCTGGCGGTCTCCCCACGGACGATGAGATGGCTGCGAATGTTCCCCAGACGGCGATGATGGTTGTGGAGGATCAGCCGTTTGTGGAGCGGGTTTCCCCGTTCGACATTTATGTCGATCCCGAAGCGACCTGCATGGACGATTTGACTTGGATCGCTCAGAGAATCGTTCGTCCTCTTGAGGAGGCGCAGAACGACAAGCGGTACCGGCCTTCGGTGCGGAAGCAGTTGACGGCCGACGGTGGGGTGAACCCGATGTACGCCGCCCAGTATCTCGACAACAGGGAGTACCTGTTTGACGAGGAGCGGGTGACGATTTGGGAGTTTTACGACATTCGTTCTAACACGATGTCGGTGTGGGGGGAAACGACTGACGAGTTTTTGATCAATCCGTTGCCGATGCCGTATGCGTATGGGCAGCCGTTTGTGATGCTCCGCAACTATGACGTTCCCGATTTCTTTTATCCGATAGGGGACCTGGAAGCCATCGAGTCGCTACAACTTGAGCTGGACAAGACCCGTTCGCAGTTGATGAACGACCGCAAGCGGTATGCCCGCAAGTATCTGTTCCATGAGCGGTCGTTTGGACCTGAGGGCCGCGAGGCCCTCGAGTCCGACGAGGACGGCCGCATGGTCCCTGTGGTGGACGAGAACAAGCCGTTGTCGGATGTTGTCATCCCGATGCCTCAGGTGCCGATTTCGCCTGAGATTTACGCCTACAGCGAGATCATCGAAACGGACATCAACACCGTGTCGGGCATTTCGGAGTACGCCAGGGGTGCGATGCCTGAGATTCGCCGCACGGCAACTGAGGCCAGCATTATTGCTGACGCTCAGAATGCGAGGGCGTCGGACAAGCTTGCCATCGTGGAGCTGTCGATAGCGATGATCGGCCGGCGCATCATCCAGTTGTTGCAGCAGTTTATGACTGGCGAGTCGACGGCCCGTGTGCCGAACGCCCCGAACGACTTGTTCGTGCCGTTCAGCCGTGAGGACATTGTCGGCGAGTACGACTACAGCGTCGAGGCGGGCTCAACGCAGCCGTTGAACGACACGATTCGCAAACAGCAGGCTGTGTCGCTACTGAACGCTATGGGTCCGCTTGTGGGCACCGTAATCAATCCGCAGGCGTTGGCCGCTCACGTTCTCAAGACTGGTTTCGACATTAAGGATCCTGAACGGTTCCTGATACAACCCCAGGCTGGACCGCAGACGGGAGGCCCAGAGGGCCAACCTGTCGCTCCCCCTGGTGCGAATCAGGGACCAACCAGGGCGCCGGCACCCCCCATGCCGCCCCCTGGGGCACCGCCAGAAGGGGCTTTCGCTCCGACTGGCGGGGTTCCTCCCGAGCTGCTTTTGCAGTTGGAGAACCAGATGGGACTTGAACTACCCGCGTTGTAACCCGTTGGGGTGGGACAGCGCGCTTTGTGTTATAGGAGCAACCGTATAGGACTCCCTCAGAAGGGACATGAAGTGCCCGAAGAAAACATGGAAGCAACGGAATCCGCTGCGGCGGACACCCCAGAGGTTTCATCAGAAGCAACGACAGAACCTGGAGATGCCTACACCGTCAAGGTTGATGGTGAGGAGTCGCAGGTCAGCCTGTCGGAACTTCAAGACGGTTACCAGCGTCAGGCGGATTACACCCGCAAGACGCAGGAACTGGCAGAAGAACGTCAGCGTTTACAGCAGGCTGAGGCGATTGCTTCGGCTTTGGAAACCGATCCAGCAGGCACCATAGCGGCGCTTTCGTCGGCTTTCGGCGTGACGGACACCCTACCGGCTACCGAACCGAACTATTCGGACGGCGTCGAGGAGGATCCGACGACGAAGCGGCTAGCGCATCTTGAGGCTCAGATGGAGCGGCAGGCGCAGACGCACAGACAACAGGCTTTAGAGCGCGAGGTTTCTACCCTCAAAAAGAAGTACGGCGATTTCGACACGGCAGAGCTGTTTCGGCATGCTTTGACGAATCGGATTCCCAACCTGGACGCTGCTTTCACGCACATGAAGTACGGGGAAGTGGCCGACACGGCTGAGAAGCTCCAGAAGGACCAGGAGATCACCGATGCGAAACGCGACGCCACGAAGGTGGCTAGCGGGAGCGGCACCCAAGCGGGGGCTGTTGTGTCGGAGGGTGGTTCTGACGGGAAGCCGTCTTCGTTGAGGGAAGCTTTCGCTCTCGCTAAAAAACAACACGGCACCTAACAAACCCTTAGGGGGGTGAGAAACTTATGGCTGGCAACAGCAATTTTGATGAGATTCTCTCCACCACGCTTAAGAACTACGTCCCGAAGCTGACAGATAACATCTTCAGCGCAAGGCCGTTGTTCTACGCTTTGACGAATGGTCAGACCATTCGTCGGATCAGTGGTGGTGCGAAGATCGTCGTCCCGATCATTTACGGGACCAACTCGACCGCTGGGTCGTATGACGGCACCGATACTATCGACACGACTGCTCAGACTGGCATTTCTGCGGCTGAGTACGACTGGGGGCAGTATGCGGCCACGGTGACCATTTCGGGCATCGAGGAAGCCAAGAACAACGGTGAGGCTCAGATCATCGACCTGCTGGAAGGCAAGATTTTCCAGACGCAGGAAACCGTCATCGAGAACATGAACACCATGTTCTGGGCTGATGGGACTGGCAACAGCAACAAGGACTGGAACGGTCTAGGCAACATTGTCGGCGGCACGGGCGTGACCCTTGGTGGGATCGACCCGACTGGCTCGGGCAACTCGTTCTGGAAGTCCACTGAAGTCGATCAGAGTGGTGCAATCACTGTAGCCGCCATGGCTAACATCTATAACACCATT